AGACGTTTGCTTCTTTCTGGAGTTTGTTTACTCCACCTACTGTCGTCCATTTCAAGTGCGACTTGCCCCCAAGCTTGATCTTCTATCGCTTGGTTCATGTGTTTAAATTTACCAAGACCAGTTGGACCCATTTGGAAACACATATTAACAAGAATATGCTGGGCTTCTTGAGGTAACTCTTCCCAGCTATCATATATTCTACGACAACCATCTATAGCAAGCTGCACATCTTCTTGAAATAACTCGTAACATCTATGTTCTGTAATGCTGTCTTCTGCTGGCGCACTATCATAAGCATTTCTAATAGGCAGACTAACTTCTGGGTCTGTGTTCAGGATTTTATGCCCTATACCAATGGTAGCGTGACCTTCTGTGCAGAGATATGCATGAAGCACTTTGCCCTCATCACTTGCTATTTCGTCATAGAGAACCTTTATATCTACCGCCATACATATTTTCCTAGTATATAACCTATGGTAATTCCTATTGCTAACTCAATCATTTTTTGCCGTTGTTCCAGCTTTGGAAGCCAAAGAACGCTGCGATTAACCCCGACACGCTGATAAAATACACGGAAGCAATATCCCCGAGTATAGACGCAGCTTGGTCCAATTTCAAAAAAGATGTGATGACAATGCCGCTTGGGTAAAGGAGCATACCGAACAAGGCGAACCAGCACATGTTCTTTTGCGCCTCGGCTTTTTCATTAGCTATTTCAAGAGCTTGTAATCTTTCTGTAGTAGCAAGTTCCGCATCCGTTACCACACCATCGCCATCAGCGTCGTACTTTTCATACTCACTTCCTGGTTCAAGTTCTTTATTCATCTTTATCCTCTGGCTCATCTAGCTCTTTGTAATAGGTTACTATAGATAGAATCTGACGAATATATCTTTTTATTTCTGCCATGTTAACAGATAAGTTTTCATATCCAACGGGGCTAACGCCATAGTAAACATTGGTAGGAGCATTACCTTCTTTTAAATCTGTAAGATACTCATCCATTGTTTCTGGTGTTAGAACTTTCCATTCAACGGGTTTTGTGTTGATTTTGTTAGGTAAGGGTGGGTGATATACTGCAGCAGGTTTTGTGATAGTTACTACTTCTACCGCTTTAGTTTCTGGTGTGTACTGTCCGTTTCCTATTAAACTGCAGCCACTACAAGTTAGCAGCAGGAGAAGTAATACTTTCAAATTCACCTAATACCTCCTTTGTTCCTTTGTTAATTATATTCTCGATTAATTTAGGTTTGCGTAAGCTCAACATATTTATATCGTGCTTATCAAATTTACTTTTAAGTTTACTAACTTCTTCACGGGCTTGATTGTTTTGTTCTTGGAGCGTGTTAATTTTTTCAAAAGCTTTTTGTTTATCTTCTTCTGCTTGTATTACTTGACTGTTAAGTTGTTTGATACTGTTTTCTAATAACAGTTCATTGTCTGCTGCCTGTCTTAGTTCCGCAGCCATTGTTTGTTTTTGTGCTTCTGATTTATCGTAGTACAGTTTAAATGCACCAGACATAACTATTAGTCCAACACCAAGTAAAGCACTCATTTGCCACATAGAACCTCCTTTAGTCGTAGAAAACTTGGGTTTTGCTAACTCTTTTAGGGATACAGTAACTCGTAATATTTTGTTGACGATAGTAAGGACGGTGTTTATTACTCCACCTACCCTGCTCAATTGCGCTACTAAAAACATTGCACCTGTGGATGTTACGAAAGAGCATTTTATCATCTGACACAACCTGTCCTTCGACCAAAACAACAAGAAGAAATGCTAGAACCACGGCTCCCGTTTACCGCCATCATACTCACGCAAGTGTCCTTCCTTTAACATGATAGTAAATATGTTTTTCTTTCCGTTATACAGTACACCAAGAATACGTCCGTATTTACCCTTGCCAAAACTGTGTACATGTAAGTCTGCATTTTCAAGTAATTCTTTTAATCTAGCTTTAGCTGCTTTGCCAGCTGCTTTTTCTTGGAGGTTTTTTGTGCGTGACTCAGGTGCGTTAACGCCATAGAAACGAATACGTTGATTGGTGAGTGATACGTTGAATCCTAAATCTAAGTCAACGTCTACCGTGTCACCATCAACAACTCGCTTTAATGTAGCTTTGTAAAAGTATGGTGCGTTAGGCATTATGAGGGTTCCGTAGGCCAAGTAACTTTTGTTATGTCAATTTCATTTGTATAACTTGCAGGTAAGTCTCGTAATTGTTGGCGGTATGTTTGCCATGCAGTTTTTTGTTCTGTTGTCATTGGAGAATCTACTGCTAATCTCCAATCAGATTGCCCAAGGATAGAGTTACGTTGTTTTCGCAGATGTTGTTGAAACTCTGCTTTTTGTAAATCAATTGGTTTTGTTCTGGCTACGAGTTTTCCATCCTCTACTTTTTGAGGATACTCAAAATCAATGTTAGTGTCTTCGTCTAGTTCAATGTAATCAGTTCTATCTTTTAAGGACTCAGCAAACATATCTGCTGGCCCAGAAGAAACAGAAGTAATTATGTTATCGCTGTCAAAGAAAGCAACTTTCATTTTGATTTACGTTTCTTTTTTCTAGTAGTAAAGGCTTCGTTTTCAGGGGTGTTAGGATCGTCTTTAATAAAACGTCCTTTAGAATCTCTAGTCCTGACTGTTTCTAATTCTTCTGTGTTGGTGTCGGTGTTGCTGCCAAAAAGATTTGCTACCCATTTGAATAAACCCATAGTGTCCTCACTTTCCTAGTTAGGTTAGGACATTATAGTAAAGAAGTAGAAAAAAGAAAGGCCCAAGAGGGAGATTAACTTGGGCCTTCTTTAAGGTGGTACATCCATGAAAAAAACTTACGTTTAAATTTGGAGATTCAAACAGGATTATCGTACTGGTTTTTCTATATTGGTGCAAACATTTAGGATAAAATTAGATAAATCAGGGGGTTTTACAGCTTTTTTCAAGAAGTTTTCTTTAGAAATGGGGGTATTCCACTGTTTATCTTGAAGAATTAAGATGTTTTTCCCTTCTGTGCCAACTACTACAGCAGCATTGTGACCCATATCAACAAAGTTATCTAACCATTGTAGCTGCAGTTTACTTAAATTTATTTTTACACAAGTAGTTTTTATCTTGGGTAACGATGGCACGTATTTATATTCAATAAATAAAATACCTTTGTCTCCTGCATACATGGAGTCTGGTACGCCATTAGTATAAGAGTCGTGTATTTTCCATTTGTATAAGTCAACGGGAAGTTTGCGGTGGACAGATTTTACAAAGCTATGTTCGTTCATCCGTATCAGGTAGTTCTTGCTCTAGGCGTTGAAGATACCAGATGGCTTTTCGTATGTCTTCTTTTGGTTTATTTTTATACTGATATCGCCACAGGTATTTCATTACTGCACCTTTAAGATACCCAAGGTATTCATTATGAGACATGCTTGCTTTGATTCCATCAATGCATTCGATGTCACCCTTGGTGTAATGCGGTGGGTGGTTAACGTTATCTTTCATTGTGGCTGTTAAGTTACTCCCCACTCACAAGGAGCAGGATTTCCTGTTTTGTAACTGCACCAACGGCACGCGTTTGCACTGGGAGAAGGCGTGAAGTTTTCTTCTGTGGTCATAGCCACACCACGGTTGTGCCAACTTGCAGCAAAGTTTAATGCTTCATTGCGAGTGTAAAATTTTTTAGTGGTCTGTTGTTTATCGAGATACCAAAGTTCTGTTTGCACAGCTTCTATTTCTGGGTAGCGGTAGAATGTACCAATGGCATACAGTAGACATTGTTGTCCGTGTGTTATTTCATTGCCCCATTTCTTTCCTGTTTTGTAGTCAATGACTCTAGCAGAGTTGTCTTCTTCAAAGACCAAGGCATCTAGTTTAATGCGTACCCAGGTAGTACTGCCTACCCATGAAGTAGGCTCCCAATCCATAGTAAAACCCCAATCACCTTCTAGTTCTACTCTTGCATCTGCATAGAGCGCACGAAGATGATCAAAATCTTGAGCGAACTTTTTAAGTTCTTCAGGCATTTCACCTAGTTCGCCTTTTACATAAGCTTCTGCTTGTTCATGTATTTTTGATCCACGGGATGCTGCTGGGTTCGTTGGTTCAGGTATTTTCTGTACACGGCTAAGATAAGCACGGTAGGCGCATTCCTCAAATGTTTTGAGTGCTGAAAAGCTCCACGCTTTGAGTGGTCCTAATTTTTCTGGTCGTTCAAATGGCAACGACTCAACTGGTATTAGTTTCATCTATTTTGATGCACTCTAAATTAAAATGCTCAGCAACTTTTGCTGTAGTAAGCCTTTGTTTATATAACAAACACTCATCTAAACTGTCATAACTACCATACAAGAAAACATTTATCATGCCAAAAATATATAGGTTAAACACTCAGTAGCACCTTATCTTCTGATTCAAAGTATTCATTAGCTAAATGTTTGGCGGTTTCTTCTGGTGTTGTCCAGTTTACCACAACGCCACGAATAGGGTTACTATCTCTTCCCCCAAACGCAGGACGCTTTCTTGTTTCAGTGTCTATGTGATTTTTGTTTAGTTGTTTCTTAAACTGTCTTTGGTTAATGATTGGGTTGTGTTCTGTCATTACGTGGTAAACAGCACGAAAATGTTCAGCAGGTATGATGCTATATGAAGCTGTATTTAACTTATCTGCTATCCATGATTTAACATACCGTTGGGCGGTTAAGATTCTACCGCCATCCATTACATTGCTTGGTGTAATCTCTAATATGTCGGCAAAGAATCCTAAATCACCTGACTTGATTGAGCTACAGAATTCTTCAAATACGGTCATACTAACTACTCGCATTTGCTCTTTGGCTGCATTGTCAATAGCTACTCTGGTTGCCAGATACTTATCGTACTTAAACCCATGTAGTATTCCTGCAAACTTTGGTAGCTCAAGCTCTATCTTATCCATGTTATCAATGACATCAGGATGTGCTTTTTCTAAAGCTACTTCTTGCCGTGGCGGTATATTGTAGCGTCTGTCAGTTATTTCTAAGTTAACTGCATCAGGACGATTAGTTAAGAAGATATAGTTAGTGTAGTTAGGCGGTGCTGTTTGATTACTACGCATAGCACGTATAGTAATTGCTTCGTCTGTAATGTCTGATTTAAGTTGATCAGCCACACGTTTAACTCCAGTGCTTGCTGATCCCATATGAAACTCGTCAACAATTAAGAACAAAGCTTGCCGCATATACAGGTTAAAGTTTTCCTCAATGTTTCTAAGAGTACGCATGGGAACATGCTCTGGTCCGAACAATGGTCTGAGTATCTTAGAATAGAAGACTCCTTTACCTGTGCCTTGTACACCACCTAGTACCCAGGCTTTAGTTGTTTTCTGTCTGGTCTGGAATATGTACGCCATCCAGTTAATGAACCTTTCAAACTCTTCTTCACCGTTACCAAGTATATGACTAATGATTGTAGCAATAAGAGGGCAGTCATCTTGCAATGTGTGAGCTTTACCGTACTCCAATTCTTTCTTATGTAGGTCAGCTTCAAGGACATACTTGGTACGCCTATACATGTTGACCCAGAAAGGTGCTGCAGTCATATTGATTTGATTTTCTGTAGCTGTTGGATCAAAGAAGATAGTTGCTTCTGGTATAAAATCAGGGGGTGGATGTCCGTGTGACAGCATAAACGATTCGACTGACCCTTTAGATGTAGGTGTCAGGGGGAAGTCATCAGAGAATTGATCGAGAGATGGATCAAACAGCCCGTTGTAATACTGGTCAGTGAAGAAATCACGCATGACTACGGGATAGCGGCTTATGCCCATTTCCTGTTGCTTGTCTTCATAAAGTTCAAAGATAGACAGATAGAAATCTCTATCGGCTTTTTCAATAGGAAAGATTGGTTCACCTTTGAAGTTGTACATATACGTTGGTGAGTTGAGCTTAAAGTAGTAAGCATTACTGTCACCACCGTTTACGTTGCACCGTATGTATGGCAGGTTGCTATCATCTGCCACAGAGATAGACATTTGATCAGGGTTCTGTAATACCTCTTCGATCTGCATACCTACTTTGATGTTTTTAATCTGACTTTTTTTACGGCTTAGCCCTGACTGTGAGCGCAAAGTATTTTTTGCTTCTACTGTTTTTTGGAACACAGACTCAGGATTAATGTCATTCATAAACCTTGCAAGATCAATGTGGTGTTTCTTTCGTTTAACTAATACGATCCGATCATCTTTAGAATCAAATGGGTCATCTTCTACTGGGTCAAACGTAGGGGGTGCAATGAATACTGTTTTACTATTCTCTGAGATACTAACATCTAGTGGGTAAGATAATGATTGTCCATTGCTACTGAGTGTTAAGTTATCTGTAAACAGTTGTGTTTCAAAGTTAGCTGCATTTAACCAGAGCTTTAATGCTTTGGGTGGGATAGGAACAGTAAGAAACATAAAGATGTGTATGCTTACTTTGCTAGTGTCCCGTCCAAATGATGCAGATGCTTGTGCAATGTAACTCGTTTCTTGGAACTCAGGTGGCATTTGAGATAGGATTTTTTCAGCAATAGATTGTACATCACCGCTGTTTAAATTTTTCTGTCTTATTGCTGTGTTAGGGATAACGAGTTTATCAATATCCAATACCAGGAGTTGTGTATATGCTGTGCGATCTGATTTTTTAGCACGGCTTTCGTTTACTAATGGCTCCCGTAAGTTGCCTTTGAGAAGACAGTACCCTTTGTTTGCATAACTTCTAAGATACTGTTCAAAGGCCATAAGCCCTGCTTCGTCAGCTGAAACAGTATGCTCATGTGAGGTGAAGTTTTTCACCATTGGATAATTCTTAACCTCGTTCCCTGAAATGTGCTTGGCTAAAGCGACACCATTTGTTGATTCAAGGAAAGTTAGTTTCATTGGTAGTTAAATCTCCATTTAATTTTTCTGCTCGATCAATGCAAATAGATTCATCAGCATCAAACGTAAGCTTTACAGTTTTATTAGATACCTTGCTGAGTTTTATCTCAGCAATTTTTTTACCGTTATCATGGATGATGACACTTTGATTTATTTTTCTTGAAATAACTAATCTTGTCATGTCACTTGCTGTACGATAAGTCGTATCCACCTTCGGCATCGAGTGGTATTTCACTGCACCAATCAGGTGCTGCCACCATGCACTCAATTATGTGTTCCATTGTTTCTTCAGGATTTGTATCAGGTCCTACAATTACAACTTCATCGTGGACAGTAAGAGCTATTTGATGCTCTGGTAACTCCCGTCTGATCTTATCCATTGCATCAGTAATAATAATCCTACTGAGTGCTTGCACTGCGTTCTCGGTGAGTCTCCCTCCCCAAGTCGTTTCTTGACCTCTCATAGTGTTGTAAGTCAATTGGCCTTGTTCGATCCGCAGATTAGGATACATAAGTCGCATCCCGTTAGGTAAGAGTATCTTATCTCGATCAAAGGTCAAACAGTTTCTGTAAGTGTAATAACGCTTTTCTACAAAAATGTTCTCAAATACTCTCCACATATGGGGGATAGTGGCGTAGGTCATGCGGTAGGTGTTTACAATGTTCTGTGCTTCAGCTTCAGGTATCTCTAGCACTGGGCCACCTGATCCAGAAGCTAGTACAGATCGGAACTTTACATGCCCCATGCCATAACCAAGACCAAGAACTGCTGTTTTGCCCACAAATCTTTCTGTTGGGTTGTCATGTTTATTGATGTCTTGATTGTATACTTTACTTGCAAAGCTGCTGTATACATCCACATTATTGGCAAATTGATTGAGTAGGCTCTCTTCTCCTGCTAAGTACGCAGTCATACGTGCCTCGATATTAGATAAGTCAGCCACGTATACCAGTTGATTTGGTGGGGCGATAAGACAGGTGCGTAACACACTGCCACGGGGTAGGTTCTGCATGTTAATCTTTTGCTCACCAGAGAACCTACCCGTATGCGCCCCGTAATACTTGAGTGGCACACTGATTGTTCCGTCATCATGGACTGAATCAATAAATCGTTTGGCACGAGTTTCTGAAATGCGAGACTTGACTGCTGTACGTGCATCCCACAGGTTTTTATGTTCTGGGTACATGTCTTGTAGCTGCTGATAAGCTTTATCGTTTTTACCAAATGCAGGAATCATTTTTCCTGTGTTCGGAGATTTCTTGAGTGGCACGGTGATATCCATCTCTTCCAGTAGTTTTGAGAACTTAACGTTGCTTGCCATCACTTCTCGTGTTGTACCTGAATCCTCGATGAGTTGTTTAGCTGTAGCTACTTCTTCATCGTGGTACTGCTGCAATTTCTTTTTGTCTACGTGTAACACTGGTTCTGTAAACATACGAATCGTTGCATCAATCACTGCTCTTTCTGACATTGGAAACTCAAGGTTGAAACGTTTGTATGCTGCATAAGTGAGATCAACGTCTTGTATGCAGTAGCCACCAATTGTTTCATCTTGTTCTGGTGATAAGTCTTCTACCCCCATACAAGTAATTAGCTCTTCACCTTTACGCATGGTTTCATCGTCAGGCCACAATCGTATAGCTAAGTCTTTAAGATTAGCTTTTTCATGGGGCCACCAACCACGGCTCATTGCTGCTGTGTCTACGTATTTGGCAGGTTTTGCATTATATTTCTGAGTAAGTATGTAGCCATCAAACATAGTGTTATGGCACACAAGGGTGGTGTTGCTCCAATCTATTGCTTCAATTGCATCTTGTGTTTCGTCTGCGCTGTACCATTCGGTAGGGTCTTGATTGATCTTAATCCCTACGCCCCACACTTTGAATCGTGGGTCATTGACGTATTCTACAATGGTGAGCTTGGTGAGAGAGAACTCTTTGCTGTAAAAAGTCTCAAAGTCGAGTGTTACTATATCCACATTTGCCTCCTGCAAATTACTGAAATGGGTGGTTGCGTTGATCCTCCAATGAAAGGGGGTAAGAAACAAAGGAAAGGATCAACGCTTACAGATCCCACCCGTAATCTGAACAAATCATCCTTTGTTTCTTTAGGATAGTTTAGAAGCTAAAGCTATCAGAATCTAGCATCTCTTTGATACTTTCAACTAGATTTTCTGGCGTGTACAAAGGATTACCAGTTTCACCACGAGCTAACTCTGTAGTGAATGTAGTCCAGGTGTTAGAACCCTTAGTAGCCTGGGCATTTTTTACTTTCCATATGTATGAAAAGCGATGCCCTGCTTGGCTAATTATTTGCGTGTTCCAAGCGTTTGAAGGTTTGATAGCACTGCTCTTTAAATCCCAGAGTACAGGCGTTGCACTAAGATTCATATCATCGTCTGCAAGATATAACAGATGCTCGTGATGTCGCCAGACTGCAACGTTTTCTGCTTTGAGTTCTTTGTTTTCTTTAAGCACAGATTCTATTTGGCTTTCTGCTTCTTGTTGATTATTAAACGTACCAAAGAATCCACCCCCTGCATTGAAACTATTTTCAATAACAAAGGTTTCTTTCATGGTGATGTTTATCGCAAGAAACTCAGTGCCATAAGTTTTTTTGTTGAGAATATCAGCAAAATGACCTACTTTTGCTCCTTCAATGTATTTTTCTGAACCTTCTATAAGTTCAGGGCTGGTAGCTTGTAACAACTTCATTCTGGGAGTAGCCATTTGAGTTGCATTAAGCCCTTCATTACCTTTGGCTGATGCTTGATCAAAGTCTACCAAGTATGAAGGTTGTTCTGACACGATTGCCATTTCATTTGACATAAGTTTTTTCCTCACAATTGTCTTAAGTTTATTGTCTCTTTGGTGTAAGTACCGATCAAATCCGATGGTGGATTCTCAATGTCTTCACTTTCCAAAGCTTCTCTAAAAGGTGCTGCGTTGACTCGTTTCATCAACATATCAGTCCTTCCGTTGTCCACCGCCCACTGATAGATTTCTTCCCATTTGTCGGGATCAGGCTGCGGTTGAATCTGGGATGAGATAGATACGGTAAAATCACCGTACTTCCCTTTTGTTTGATCTTCTTCTTTTAACCTCTTTAAGATATGAAAGTTGAGTATCTCAAGGTCGCTTTTTACATCTTTGAGTTGAGCATCAAGTTCTTTCTTACGTGCAGTTTTACCACCTGCAATACGTACTATCTCTGCAAGTTTCATATTGGGAAGAGTTTCTGGAGTCCATGCGTCAGGCACGGGAGCTAATGGTGATAGCTTTTCTTCTGAATCAAAGTTACCTATGTACTCAATACAAATAGCCGCATCTTTTTTGTCAGTAAACTCGACTTTGATAAGATTGTGGCTTGTTGCGTACTCAGTGTACTTTTCTGGTGGGATATTGGTGTCATTTAAAAAACTGCACCACATCTCATAATCCAGTTCTACGCTAACCATATCATTTTCCATTTGTTTTTATCTCCGTTGTTGTTTTCAGGATGCTCAGTAGCTCTTCCATACGATTCATTTTGTGGCCCAGCTTGTTGTAAACCTCTGGCTCCCATGTATCGTTGGCAGCTATCTGAATGATTTCAGTTCGTTTGGTTTGACCAGCACGATAGATCCTGCGGTTAAACTGAAGATAATGTTCCGCATTGTAAGTAGGTGAACACCAAATGATTGATGTAGCTCTTGTCATAGTTAGTCCATGACCTGCGCTTTGTGGATGGCAAAATACAACTTGTAGTTCTCCCAGCTGCAACTCATCCACTACCTTCTTACGTTTTTCTTCTGGTGTATCACCATCAATTACTCGATAAGCGATCCCTTCTTTTTCAGCAATAGCAACCATATGGTCACGTTCATGTTTCCAATTGAATGCAACCAGTGAATGCTTACGTTGTTTGACTAGCTCCATGACCAGATCGTAACGCTCTGTATGGATGCCTTCTGATGTGCCGTCTTCTTTGTATACAGCACCCGTGCATAACTGCAGGAGTTTCTTTACTTTTACTCCTGCGTTGATGGCATTGATAGTAGCTTTGCCTGTGTACAGTACACTGTCTTTGGCAAAGGTTTCATACTGCTGCTGTATTCTTTTAGGCAAAGTTACTTTACGCATGGTGACTGTCTGCTCTGGCATGTCAATACAATCCTCTAACTTGTGTCGGATCGTGATATCTTGCAGTTGGACAGCCACCATTTCTTCTGCGTTGTCTTTGTCCAACCACTCTGTTACCACACGATTACCTAGCTGTATTAGCTTGGGTGTGCAGACTTGTTGTTGGAATGGATAAAACGAGGGACCTAACCTTTCACCGTCATCAACCAGTTTAGTAGGATGCCATATGTCACGGATAGTATTGCCATTAGGTGTACCACTCATAGCAATACGTCTGTCAAATGATTTGATGACCCGACTTGCTGCTTTGGATCGTTGGCTTGTGCGATTCTTGTAAGCAGTGAACTCGTCAATACAAATGGTATCAAACTGGTCAATGTACTTTTTGTTTTTGTCCAGCCATTTGATTGCATCGTGGTTAGTAATGACGATGTTAGCAGATTCTTTAAATGCTTTTTCTCTGTTCTTTGAGTAGGCTACAACACAAGTGAGATGTGGTGTGAACTTCTCAATGTCTTCAACCCATGAGGCTTGCAAGATAGACAGTGGCGCAAGCACAAGCATACGGCTGTCTGGGTTTTGCTTCACCAGTTCTGCAAATGCATCCAACACTGCACGAGTTTTACCTGTGCCTGGGTCCGATGTAATCAGAACTCGATCATGGTTAAGTATGAAGTCAGTGGTTTCCCGTTGGTGGGAAAAAGCAGGAACTGCCATAGAACGTACCTCGTTTCATTTGTTTATATGAGAACCGACTTTGTGCCTATAGGCTCGGTCATACCTATCGGAGTGCGCTACCACATGCGCTAGACTTTGGCACAGCCGCTTAGTATATCAATCGCATTTCTCCGATGCAATGATATCGTCAAATATTTCCTGACGAATATTCGCAGCTGTTGTTCTATTCATCTTCTGAAGAATTTTTATTTCTGACTTCTTCAGTCGATGAGTTCGATGCACGATGGCTTCGGGTGGATCGGTTTGAATCGTGAACGGTGTCTCCCCGTACATCATCTTCCAATCCAGTAGTGGGTACTTTGGTTTCTTCGCCATAGAATTTCCTAACAAGATATAAGTAACTAAGGATCTCAATAACTCTTAATATCTTTACCCACATTAGGCTGCCTTCCTAGCTACGTATTCCCACTCTTTGCTTGGAAGCTCAAGTACCTTACCGCCTAGCTTTTGCCAATCGTCTACGTCATCTGCATGAACTGTATGTTGTACAGCCGTTACTGCATTGACCAAAGTAGCTTGGTTGATTTCTTTGCGGTAGCCCTCTTGTTGCAGCGTTCTGATCAAACCATCAAGAACTGATTTAGTTTGTGATTCATTTAGTTTGAGGACTTGACCCAAACGTTCAACTGTTTCAGCTGGTTGGTCATCAACAGTGCGGCTATGAGCAAGTTCCATTTGTCTGATGGCTTCATCAAAGCTTTCAGTATTGCTCATGTATGACATCTGATCACGTATCTCAAGTCTTGTTGCATAGTTGTGAGCATCAATAGTATCTTGTCGCAGGTGTTGTAGCTCTCCTGGTTCCCAACCTCTAGCTTTACCCAAGTGAGGTCTGCGTATACGGCTTAGTGATTGCCCTGTTTGCATACCGTTGAGGCAAGCAAGCGTGAACATCATCTGGCTAATGACTATGCTGCCTTTACCTGTCTCACTGTTTGAGATGTTGAGTCCAAGTGCCATACGATCACCGACTGCTGGCTCTGCAACGGCAAACTCACTTTTGAACTGCATATACATGTTCTTGTCAGTTACAACGCCTCGTGTAATTTTCCATTGTGCATCGCTGTGAGCAATAGAATCCATAACACTTTCAATCATATGTGCGTGGTCAAAGATTTTGTACTTGTTTGATAGCCATGCACGAGCCATGTCATTCTGACTATCTGTTTCGTGAGTACGTAGCAGTTTGATTTTAGGCTCTTGCTGCCAGATTGCATTAACAAGTGCTGAATATTCTTCAGGGTAATCTTGACTCAATCGCCTACCGTCTTTGATGGATAGTCCAGCATCAACAGTAATTTGATCCAAGCATACGTCATTGACTATGAACGTTTTAGTTGGCATACCTTTTTTGCTTTCGGCAATAATACGAGGTCCTGGTACTTGTGAAGCGTGTGAGCTAGTACAAGCATTGAATTGCAGGTCCATAGTATTTGCCATTAAGTCTACTTTACGAGACTCATCATCTCGCACTCTTTCAAGCAAAAACTGTAGCTTTCCTTGTTCATCTACTCTTTTGATTTGTTCCACCGTTTAAACCTCCAAATTTTTCGGGTGAGAATTACGAACCAGTATCGGTCCATTTGATTTCATCTCGCGTGAGATGTTCGTACTCTTTATGCCGTGTGACGTTAGCCACTAGCATAACTCTTCCATCGTTGGCATGTGTAAACGAGAAAGCAATGGTATCACCTACCTCTGCTTGTTGTTTTAATACCGCTGCTGGAATGTTGTAACGACAGTCTTTACGACCACCATTACCTGTCACCTGATAGAATCGGATGACTGTTTCTGTGCCGTCTGTAAATACAAGTGGCAACTCTACTTTCTTAGAAAAGTCTACGCCAAACAGACGAGCAAATGCTTTGAGTTCTTTGAAGCAATCAGGATTGCCTTTGGTTAGCATTGTTTTAGTCAGTTTTTTGTAGACAGGTGGTACTAACTGCGTCATTTTTGACCTCCCATTAATGATTCTTTCAGTCTTTGTTCTAGTACATATGGGTGGCAGTTATCACACACTCTGCCGTCAACTAACGGCTCTCCACTTTTTCCGTATATCCAACCGATTTCATTAGGCTGTATATCCTGATGGCACATTGCACACTTTATATACTCTTTTTCCATACTATCCTCCGATCTATGAATGGGTATATCCGTCAGTCTCAATCCCTAGCCACATACCACACCATTTTACCATTGCACAATCGTCCATACCTAAACCTTGTTCAACGGTGCGTCTGAACTGCAGATAAGATAGACCTTGGTTATCTTGCAGCCATTTTATGTGTAGCGATTTTTGTTGCGCTTTGTTTAGCTTCATTAGTTCTTCTTTGCCTCCATCTTATATTTTAAGCTCATTATTTCCCCTATGTTTCTCTTCCTTTGGGGTTTATCAACATGCCAATCAAGGCAATCGTTTTCCATGAGTTCATTGAGGTAGTTGTAAACATCTGCCTCTGAAACTTCATCTGCTTCAAATTCAAGCTCAATAAATACTCTAGTCATGCTTTGTCCTCTTTTGGATCTGGCTCTTTGTCTATAGTTAATATCTTCCACGCAAAACCATCAGGCAGCCAACCCATAGATCCACAATTATTAGCGTAGTCAATGAGGTCAGCGAATGTATCAAATACATTCACTTGCCCTTTATCGTCTTTGATCATAACGATTTCTTTCATTCTTCTTCCTCCTCTGGGTCTTCATTCACTGGAAAATAGATACGGATTCCTCCACCATCGTCAGCAGCTTGAAACCAATTTTTGTCTGGGCAAGTGTTCATCCACTCCCAAAACTCTGATCTTTTCATGTCACACCTCAGTGAGTTACACAATAGTAAGGGGTTGTTTGTTCCCTAGCTGGTTGAGAATACTGCAGCGTTAGACCAGCTTCATGGTCCTCCCAATCGCCATCGCTGTGCCAAAAGAACTTTTCAGGACAACGTTCTGCTGCACGATTAAGCACGGCTACGATTATTTCATCGTAAGGTCGCCTTCCTGTTTTACAACAAGCAAAGTCTTCTTCGTATGGATAGAGAACGAATGTTTCATATCCTGCTTCACCAATGCCTTCAATAGATATAGAAGATCGTATGCGTTTTGTTTGTTTGCCATAAGGTGCTGGCATGTACAGAGAAGTTTCAATATGCACTGGCACAGACGATCTGGTGCAGTAAGTGATAGCAGATTTACAAATGTCTGCCCATTCATATGCCGTCATTGGCTCTATGTTTTTCCAGTAATGTGTATAGCCCACGGTTTAGTCCTCCTTGTTGACATTATGTTTTAGAAAAAATTCTATTAATGCTCTTAAAACATCTACTTTAGTTATTTCCAAAGTTTTCAAAGCTTCGGGCATACTGTTTTGTAATACGTCTTTGGCTTCTATAAAACGATTTAACGTTTCGTCATCAACTACGAATGCCATTTTATTTGTAGTGCCTTCAGGAAATTTTCTTTTTCTTCCTGGTTTTTTCATCTTTAGTACCCCGCGTTTGCTAGTTCAATGTCTGCTATTATTTCCTGCATGTGTTCTTGCGCTCTGCACCATAGCATTCCTAGTTGTTTATCGTTGGCGTGACCTGAGTTCCCTCCAAGAATATCCGCTCTCATGTACTGAGGTCTGATCCAAGTCCATATGGGATATTCTTCTTCTGCTTCTTCATCTGTGATAAAGATTCTGTAGTAGTACCAATTCAGATAATTTAGTCCTTCTTCATCTGCGTTGTAATCCCAGATGATCTCACCGTCCCAAAACTTCCTATGGCTTTGAGAAATAGTTGGAAAGGGAAATGAGTTGAGTCTATTGAGATCCTTTTTGCTGAAGGTTACTTCGTCACGAAATGTACCTCTGAATCCTGAACTGAGTACCAATTCGTTGTGGGCGTTCAAGCAGTCTGTTATCTGTGCTTTGATATCAGGATTGCCATACTTGTAAGCTGGTATGCGTGGATCTAAAGTTTGATCTTTCTCACGTAACAGTCTGATTAGCTTGATCATTTGTTCGTTGACGTTGTATATCTTCATATCGCTTCCTATTTATGGTTGATTAATAATCATTGGCTCGTTTCAATTTTTTGGTTTTCTAAGCCATACTGACTCGTTCTAATTTCCTGGTTTTCTTGCGTTTCGTGACTCGTTTTGTAACCGTGGTTTTCTCAATTAGAGTGACTCGTTTGTTTACCTTGGTTTTCTAAATTGGTGTGACCCGTTAATACTCGCTGGTTTTCTTGCGCTTGATGACTCGTTTGTTTACCTTGGTTTTCTAAATCCTGCTGACTCGTTATTGCTCGCTGGTTTTCTTGCTTTTGATGACTCGTCCCTCAATTATGGTTTTCTTTCACCTTTTGACTCGTTTATAAAGTTTGGTCTTCTATGCTTTTTTGACTCGTTTATGTCAAATGGTTTTCTCAAGTCTCCTGACTCGTTCAATATATCTGGTTTTCTTAGCTGCGCTGACTCGTTTGAGGATTTTGGTTTTCTTTTATTAAATGACTCGTTTTTAATGCATGGTTTTCTAAATTCTCCTGACTCGTTTCTCAACCATGGTTTTCTTAGATGTCCTGACTCGTTTATGTACAATGGTTTTCTAATCTCATCTGACTCGTTAATAAATTATGGTTTTCTTTTGCTTCCTGACTCGTTTATCTCACTTGGTTTTCTAAGCTAGATTGACTCGTTTGAAATGCATGGTTTTCTTGTACGTTCTGACTCGTTTTGAACCAATGGTTTTCTTGGCATACCTGACTCATGCAACCTTGTGATCTATACCCAGCTTAGCTTTGCTGTACTCCTCTGCAACAGGAAGCCCTTCTAGTTTGCGCCACGCGGAGTATAGATCCACAAGGAATCGTTTAACTGTGTACCGTATCGCCATGTTGTTGAGATGTGCTTTTGTTTTCTCAGCATGGGCTGGCATGTTTGTAATGCGGTGCTTGTAGTTGTCATAGATGTCACGGTAGACACCATTAGTCTTGACGAATGAACCACCAAGCACACCGATTAGTTTGGTTTTAAGGAAAGGATTGAAACTAATGCCTTTCTTGGTTTGCTCTTTACCATCTTTGTCAATGTACGTCTGGTCTACCAGATGCTCTTTCTTTCTGGATCTACCTGCACCGTTGACTACATCCAGTCCAGCGTAGGCCCACAAAGAACTTGGATACTCTGCTTTGTGTATGTCAAAGCTTGCAATGATGACTGCTGCCATAGTAGGACCGACACCTTTCACATCTTCAAGG